GGGACGAGGGCCCCCCTAAAGGAGCCCTCATCCACCTCAGCGGGTTCATTTACCCGTTATTGCCAACGAAACTTTATGCCAACCAAGGAAACACGCCGCAGCTTGACGACATGGAAACGTACTTCTTTTCTCCAGGACACCCCATGTGTGGGGACACTGGACAAGGGTACGATGGTATACACCACGTTCAACTGGACCGATTCCCGTACGGGAGTCGATAACCCAGATTGGCGTGTGGATATCCGTAAACGCAGAAATGCTGGAACGCCGTTAACGGCGGACCGCGAACAGAGACGCTCCAAATACTGGAGTGTCTACTGGTCTGCTCCATGGTCGACGAGTTGTGGTACTGCTTACCGAGGGAAGCTGAAGTGGAGGAAGTTGGAGGGCACGTACGTAAATTTCGTAACGACGCTCAACACTGCTCCAATCGTTGGCGATGCCGACAATGCGGCACTGACCGAGGTGCTACAGAAGATCAACGAAGCGACACGGGACCTTCAAGGTTTCGTGGCGTTAGGTGAACTTGCTGAAACACTTCGGATGATCAAGAGGCCTGCATCTGGACTACGCGATGGCATCAACCGATACCTAGATGACGCAAAGCGTCGGGTCAAACGGTTGAGACGCAGAGGCGGTAGGGCATTACCCCGAAACCAAGCGTCCGTCACTCGTGCGTCCAGGGTGCTGGCGGATACCTGGCTCGAACATGTGTTCGGCTGGTCTCCGCTTATCTCCGACATCGACGCGGGTATAGGGTCTCTCAACTTAATAGTTGAGAGGAACCTGTTCCCTATGAAGGTGGTTACCGGGCAATCCGATAAGCCGGCAGCTTCGCAGCTGACGACTCAAGGACTATACGGCGACGCATCTCCCGTCTATGGCACCTGGGAACGGACGAAAGTCCAATCCGTAAGGTACCGTGTCGGAGTAGCTATGGAGCCGCGCACGTTAGGCGCGGCAACGTTGGACAGCTTCGGGCTTCGCGCCCGCGAGTTTGTACCTGCGTTGTGGGAGCTTATTCCCTACTCCTTCTTGGTCGACTATTTCACCAATATTGGTGATATAGTGTCTAGCTTTAGTGTGCAGCGCTCTCGTATCTTGTGGATCAACAAAACCACAAGGCTGAAATACGAGAATACCATTCGGAACTATTATGCGAACTCGTATTATGGTTCCAACGGTAGCACATCATGGCTAGCAGTCCCGTCCGCCTCTTGGACGAGAGTACAGGTAACGCGATCACAGCCCGCATACCTCAACACTCCTTCTTTGGAGTTTGAGATTCCGGGGTTGAGTTCACGAAAGTGGCTCAATATCGCTGCACTTGTGCGCTCGGGCAGGAGAACTGAGGCCGCCATCCGGCGGTCCTTAATGTAGTCACACACCGCTGTTGTTACAGCAAAGGCATGATATGACCATCAATGTCACTAGCCCGATCACGGGCGCCGCTCAGACTGGACTCACCAGCCCTACGTACACTCATGTGTCGATGGCTGCGCCCAGCGCGAACGGTAAGCAGATCGGTGTCACCGCTTTGGGTGGCACCCAGACGAACGTGCGCGTTGCTTCGGCGTCTGATCCGTTCTGGATCAACTTCGTCGCTCCGGCCGTGCTCAAAGGGAGCAAGCTGGATTCTGAAGGTAACCTCGTCGGTTCCCTTCAGTACAACGTATTCCGCCTTATTGGCACCAAGGGTGTCATTGCGGTTGCTGGCGCTGGGGCTGTCCCCATGCGGGCTAAGCTGGAAATCAGCGTGCCCGTGGGTGCGGACCTCAACGACCCGGCTAACGTTCGTGCTTTCCTGAGCTGCTTCATCGGCTGGCTTAACCAGCAGTCGAGCGGACTGGGCGACACCGTTGTTACGGGGTTGGCTTAAGTCCGTGGTTCAGATGCGCAAGAAAACCCTTATTGGGGTTATCGTCGCTGGCTTGATCGTCGCGTTTCCCCAGGTCGGGGATACGCTTCTGATCATTGCCCAGGCAATTCTGAACCTTTCACCCTAGCCTATCTACTAAGTTCCCATATTGGGACAAGTGAGGAGTCGTTATGTTTGATTATTCTTATGACTCTAAGGCTGAGGTCTTCGAGCATCAGTTCAACCAAGAAGAGGTTGAGAGACTGAACTCGTTGCGCAGCTCAGGGTACGGGCCTCTAGAGTGCCTGCTGTCTGTCCTCGCGGATAGGCAGCCGGCGTTCTCGGATGCATGTGAATGCGTCCAAAAGAGGTATGCAGGCTCAGCGGATTCACTTCACTCTCCGGTTCTGTGCTTGGGGTTTGACCCCTTGCGCAGGACCATAAAGGTGGAGTGGTTGGGAAAGTTCGTCGGTGGCCGACCTTCAATGGTCGGTACCGTGCGTTCTGCCCTCCGCGGCTTCGACCTGCAGAAGCTCGTGAGTGATTACCCGCGCGTGGTCTTTACGATCACAAACGGGGGCGCAGTCGCCACGGAGATATCATTTCCGAGTGACTGGTTGATCACGGGCCTATAACCGTACGGTTATCTACTTACCGGAGAAGAAACATGAGCGTTTGCCCTGTTCTTTTGAAGGAAGCCCTCCTTGAGGACGTCCGAGCATACTATAAAGGCCCACCAGGGCCCGACAGTACGCGTCAGGAGTACGCCTCTGCTAAGTTGGTAGAATCATTCCTCAAGAAATTTGAGGATGAGGTTGCCGACTACGCGGACCAGGCCGCTCTCGACAAATTCCTCGCGGTGAACAATCGCTGTGCGGAATGGACGTTAAAGGTTGAATCGTCGTGGGACGAAGAGCTCGTAGGTACCTTAAAACAGTACATCTACGAGTTCTGGAACAGCTCGCAAGTGGTTGACGGCGTAACCCGTCGTTACCCGCTGGCGAGCAGTTTTGGTGCCATCCTTAGCGAAGGACGCACCGGCCCAGGAGCAGCTCTCGACGCTAACGCGTCTGACTTCTTTTCGAAGATGTTTTCGAGCCGCTTAACGACGACTAAATCGTACCTCCTTGACGCCTACAAGCGTCACTTTGCTGAGTGGACGGACTGGTCGGAAGCCGAGAGGCTACGCGACCAGACTTACGGAGCTCGCATCGTAGAGGGAAATAAACTTGCGTTTGTCCCGAAAACAAGGGACATCTCACGCGTCACATGCACTGAACCCTCGCTGAATATGTTTTATCAGCTTGGCTTAGGTGCTATTCTAAGTAGGAGGCTTTCCACGGTCTATAAGATCGAGGAGACGCAGCCTTACTGGAATAGGCAGTTAGCTCGTGTAGGTTCCAGAAACGGTCGTCTAGCGACGATCGATCTGTCCTCTGCGAGCGATTCTATATCATTGAGGATGCTGCGGGCTATCTTGCCTAACGACTTCATGTCGTGGCTGGAGATGCTTCGCTCGCCTCGGTGTCGTCTACCTGACGGCACAGATATAGAGCTGCACATGGTCTCGACGATGGGGAACGGTTATACGTTCCAGCTAGAGACTATGTTGTTCGCGTGCGTTGTCGCGGCAGTCTACAGACAGATGGGGATCCCCCTCGTTTGTCGTGGATACGTTGACTGGAACCCTAAGGTCCTGGAGTCTGGTACTCCTCGACGTGTAGACGGAAATTTTGCCGTCTGGGGGGATGACATAATCTGTGACTCGCGTGCAGCTGCACGTGTTTGCAGGTTGTTGTCTCTCCTTGGGTTTGAAGTTAATGCCGATAAGTCGTTCATTGATCCGAACGACCCTTTCCGCGAGTCCTGTGGGTATGATTACCTACGGGGTGAGGACGTCAGGGGTGTGTATGTCAAGACACTCAAGACTGTCCACTCACGGTTTGCTCTCATCAATCGCCTAAACCGTTGGTCAGCGTCGCAAGGAATACCCTTGCGGCGCACGGTAAGGGCACTTCTGGACACAGTACCTTTCTTTCCGGTACCTAGAAGTGACAACGATGATGCGGGCGTGAAGGTCCCTCTAAGTTACCTCCGACAACGGAGACTGATCCGAACGGATGCGAACGGGTCTGTGATTTATCACAGGTTCGTACCGCGGACGCCCTCGGTCAGAGTAGAGGAAGAGGCCTTCAAGTACCCACGCTCAGTGAGGCGGAAGAAGTTGTGGAACCCTAGCGGGCTCCACATCGCCTTTCTTGGTGGGTACATAAGGGACGGTAAGATCGGCGTCAAGGTTGACGTCGTTCCATACCGTACGAGGCGGGGCATCTCTTGTAATTGGGATGCTTTACCTAGCGAC